CATCGACCCTGTGGGAAATTGCCCACGTCAAAAACGAGACTGGCCACAGCACGCAAAAGCCGGTCGAGTGCATGAAGCGACCGATCGAGAATAATTCGTCGCCGGGACAAGCGGTATATGACCCATTCGTGGGCTCGGGCACGACGATCATTGCGGCCGAGATGACGGGCCGGGTATGCCATGCGATCGAGATCAGCCCGGCCTATGTCGATGTTGCGGTGCAGCGCTGGCAGGCGTTCACGGGGCAAGCGGCAACGCTCGACGGTGACGGGCGCATCTTCGATGAGATCGCCAACCAAAGAGAAGCGGCATGAGCCAGGGCCAGGGCGGCGGGCCAAAGCCGAAGCCGACGCATCTGAAGCTGATTACCGGGCAGACGCGCGCGGGTCGAATCAACCGTGCCGAGCCGCAGCCGAGGCCCGCACTTCCGAGGCCACCGGCGGAATTGAGCGAAGACGCGCTTATCGAGTGGAAACGAGTTTCGCGACAACTGATAGCGGTCGGCATTCTGACAACCATTGATCGCGGGACGCTGGCCGCCTACTGCCAGGCACATGGGCGCTGGCTCCAGGCCGAGCGAGCGCTCGCCGATATGGCGAAGCGGGACCAACTGACCTCCGGCCTGATGATCAAAACCCACCACGGGAACGTCATTCAGAACCCGCTCGTGGGCACGGCGAATAAATCCATGAACGACATGGTTCGGTTTGCCGCCGAGCTCGGGATGACGCCGAGCGCGCGCAGCCGCGTCAAGACCAGCTATGACCAGCAAGGCGACAAGGCGGACGATTTCTTCTCCGCGTGATCCGGCGACGCAGTACGCGAAGCGGGTCGAGGCGGGGACGATCCTGGCTGGGCCTTTGGTGCGCGCGGCTTGCAAGCGGCACCTGGCCGACCTCGATAACGGCCCCGATCGCGGCTTGTATTGGGACACCGCAGCCTGCAAACGGGTCATCGATTTCTTCGCGAGTGTGCTGCGGTTGCCCGATGGCGAGCGCGCGGGTCAACCGTTCCTGCTCGAGCCGTGGCAGGCATTTGTCGCTGGCAGTCTGTTCGGCTGGCGCCGCGGCAAGGCCGGCCCGCGGCGGTTTCGCACCGCCTATTGTGAGACGGGAAAGGGCAGCGGCAAGTCACCGCTCGGCGCCGGGATCGGCCTCTACATGCTGACCGCCGATGGCGAGCGCGGCGCGGAATGCTATGCGGCGGCGGTCACTCGCGACCAGGCAAAAATCCCGTTCCGCGACGCGGTGCGCATGGTCGAGGCATCGCCGGCCTTGTCGAAACGCTTGCAGAAATCGGGCGAGCGCGACGTGTTCAACCTCGCCTACCTCGAGGCGGCATCCTATTTTCGCCCGGTGTCATCGGAAGGTCGTGGGCTTGACGGTAAGCGCGTGCATTACGCGCTGATCGATGAAGTGCACGAGCACCCAACCGACGTGGTTATCGAGAAGATCACCGCCGGGGTTAAGGGGCGACGGCAAGCGCTGATCCTGGAAATTACGAACAGCGGCGTCGACCGCTCCTCGATCTGCTACCAGCATCACGAGTATTCACAGCGCGTGGTAACGGATCAGATCGAGGATGACGAATGGTTCGCCTATGTGTGCGCTCTCGACGAGGGCGACGAGCCGTTCGAGAGTGAGGATTGCTGGAAGAAGGCGAACCCATCGCTGGGCGTCACGATCCAGCCTGAATACCTGCGTAAGCAGGTACGCGAAGCGAAGGGGATGCCGGCAAAGCAATCGCTCGTCCGCCGGCTCAATTTTTGCCAGTGGGTCGATGCAGCAAATCCGGCAATTGACGGCGCTCTATGGCGTGCCTGCGAAGCTGATTTCGACGAGGACGCCCTGGCGGGCCTGGAGCTGATCGGCGGCCTCGATTTATCGGGCACGAGCGACCTGACAGCGTTGGCGCGCGTTTACCGACCCGATCGCGCCGGCATTATGCACGCCATCGTCGAATTTTGGACACCGGCGGACACACTCATCGAGCGTTCAAGACGGGATCGCGTTCCGTATGCGTTGTGGGCATCCGGCGGCTACGTCACGGCAACGCCAGGGCGCACCGTCGATTATGGGTTCGTCGCGCAGCGCATCAGCGAATTGCAGGTCGAGCGAGGGCTAAAGCGGATCGCCTATGACCCGTATCGGATTAAATATCTTGAGCGCGACATCGACAAAATAGGCGTCGACATCGAGCTCATGCCGCATGGTCAAGGCTACGCAAAATCCGCCGAAAGCAATTTGTGGATGCCGCGGTCGGTCGAGCTCCTCGAGGAATACATCAGCAAGGGGCGGCTGCGGGTAAAGAAAAACCCGGCGCTAACTTATGCGGCAGCATCGGCGGTGCACGTCGCCGATCCGAAAGCGAACCGTATTTATGACAAGCGACGATCCACGGGACGGATCGACGGCATGGTTGCGCTGGCAATGGCGGTTGGCGCGACCGCAGATGCCAGGCCGCCGCTGAACATCCGGACATTGATCGGGTGACGTTCTGATGGCAGAGATCCGCACCAAGCAGACCGCGGCGGCGCCGCCGAACGGCGATCCGCTCGAATTTGTGATGTCTGACGGCAGCGTCGACCGCATGGGCGATGTCATCGAGCCCGATGGCTGGCGGCTCGACAATTTCCGCAAGAACCCGGTCGCGCTGTTCAGCCACGATGCGCGATTTCCGATCGGCAAGTGGTCAGAGGTCACCATCAAGGGCGACCAGCTTGTCGGCCGCCTCGATCTCTTAGACCCGGTGTCGGATCGGCAGCGCGAGATCCGCGCGGCGGTCGACGCGGGTGTGCTGCGTGCCGTTTCGGTCGGGTTTCACGCCAACAAATACGAACCGCTCGAAGGTTCGAAGACCGGCGGTTTACATTTCATCGAGCACGAGCTCGTCGAGTGCTCGCTCGTCAGCGTACCAGCCAACCCGAATGCATTGGCGGTCGCCAAAGCGCTCGGAATATCCCGCGAGGGGCAGCGATTGATCTTCGGCGTGCCAGCCGAACGCGATCAGGTGCCGCAGCCTCGCGGGCCCCTCGGCGTGCCAGCCGGATCATCCGAAAATCTCATCCGAAGGCATCAACCGATGAACCAGCTTAGCGAACGCATCCAGGGTGCGCAGACGCAAATTGTGGCCTTGCAAGATCAACTGGAAAAGCTCATCGAATCCGATGATGTGGAACACTCGGCCGAGCTCGCCGAACGCATCGAGGAGGCGCGCAATCAACTCGCGACTTGGGAACGCGCCGAGAAAGCTCTCGGCTCAAGCAGCGAACCCGTGACGTCGTTGCCGGCCAGGCCGACCGGCGTGCCCGCGGTGCAACCACCAAAGGCATGGGCGGTACCCAAAAAGCCGGAGGAGCAGGGCCACCTATTCCTGCGTCACATGGTCGCCGTCACATTGGCTCATGTTCTAAAAAAGCCGCGCGATGTCGTGATGCAGGAGCGTTACGGCAGCTATGGCGATTTTGAGGTCACCCGCGCCGTCAGCGATTGGTTTACTCGCGCCCCCACTGCGCCCGCGACAATGACGACCAGCGGGTGGGCCGACACCTTGGCGACGACAACTTACGGCGAATTTCTCGATCTGCTCTATCCCGGCTCGGTTTATGGGCCGCTGTCGGGATATGGATTTAGAGCAACGCTCGGCCGCTTTGCCGTACTGTCGATGCCGACGCGCGTTACGACGCCAACCGTCGCTGGCTCGTTCGTCGCCGAGGGCGCACCTATCCCGGTGCGTCAGGCAGCGTTTGCCCCGATCACCATCGGCCTCAAAAAGATGGCGGTGATCTCGTCCTATTCGCGGGAGATCGCCGAGCACTCCAACCCGCAGATCGAGGCAATCCTGCGCTCGCTGATCATGGAAGATACCCAGATCGCCATCGACACGATCCTGCTGGACGCGACCGCATCATCTGCGGTCCGGCCCGCCGGGTTGCGCAGTGGTGTCTCGGGTTTGACGCCGACCGCTGGCGGCGGCTTCGCTGCACTGGTCGGCGACATCAAGCAAATGATCGGCGTTTTGGCGACGGCCAATTCGCTGCGGGTTCCGGTGTGGATCATGAACCCAGCGCAAGCGAATTCGATCGGCCTGACCGCAACCGCAAACGGCGTGTTTCCCTTCAAACAGGAAATTGACGGCAAAATGTTGCAAGGCTACCCGGTCATCGTCTCGTCGACGCAGCCGGCGGGCACGGTCATCCTGGTCGATGCGGCGGATTTTATGTCGGTTTCGGGTGACGATCCGCGCTTTGAAGTCAGCGACCAGGCGACCCTGCACTTTGAAGACACGACACCCCTCCAGTTAACGACCGGTGTGCAAGGGTCGGGCGTCGTGGCAACGCCGTCGCGGTCGATGTTTCAAACCGACAGCCTGGCGCTGCGGATGATCCTGCCGATGAACTGGGCAATGCGCCGCACCGGCGTCA